GGGAAAAGGCAGTTGCGACTGAGCCTTGTTCTGCTTGAATACCAGTCATCCAAACTGAAACACCGCTAGCGATTGTGCTTGATGTGGTGAAATAGACCAGCAATGATTTAGCAGTTGATGGCACGGAATAAGTGCCGACTAGTCGAGAATATGTTGATGTTGCAGTAAGTGCGCCGCCTGTTGTTGGCGTGATAGCAGTCCAAGAACCACCATAATTAGCAGAATCAACTGTCGTGCTGTAATAAAGTTGAAGAGTAACTGGCGTGGAAGTTGATGCCGCAAAATATCCCGAAAGAGTAACTGTTTGACCAGCAAAGCGAATTGCATCGGCAGTTTCAAACGAAGTTTGGTTTGTAATTTGAGCAGTTGCGCCAGCAGTCATCTTGAAAGCGTATTTGAAGCCAGTCGGGACATTTGATGTTTCTTGGCTAAAAGTTGTTGATGCAGTTGCATTGTGAAACCAACGATCTGCGGTGTAATAACCAGCAGAGCCACTTGATGTTCCGCGTTGCCAAAAATCAAAACCGCCATTGATGACCAAGTTCTTGCCAGCAGCCACACTTGGCCCTGCCCAACTTACCCCACCGCCAGCAGAAGAGTTTGCCACGAGTGTTGACCCGTCAGCGCCGACATTGAGTGCGGTTTCGCTTCCAGATCCGGTTCCAACCAGGATGTCGCCTTTGGCTGTGAACTGTGAGATGGGAATTGCGTTGGCTACTGAGAAGCTCGTAGGTGACTGAACGACAGCGCTGTCGCCAGCAACCAAAGCAGTTAATCCGGTGATCGATGTGCCAGTAGAAGCTGTGTAATCAGTTCCACGCACAAGTTGAACGCCGTTAATGTAAACCTGTTCTGCGCCGACTGTGTAAGCCAAAGTGGTTGAGAATCCGTCGGTTCCTGACAATGAGGTTTCGCCGCCGGTTGCTGTATAACGCCAAGTCTGTACGGAAACCGATCCGCTAGGTCCTGTCGCTCCAGTTGCACCTGTGGCACCCGTTGGGCCAGTTGCGCCAGTTGGTCCGGTTGCGCCAGTTGCTCCGGCTGATCCGTTGCTTCCAGCTGCGCCAGTTCCACCAGTTCCACCGGTTCCACCTGTGCCGCCGGTTGCTCCGGTTGGGCCTGTGGCTCCAGTTGGACCAGTTGCTCCAGTTGCACCGGCAGCGCCGTTTGATCCCGCTGGACCTGTGGCTCCGGTTGCGCCCGCTGGACCTGTGGCTCCGGTTGCGCCAGTTGCTCCGTTGGCTCCGTTAGAACCTGAAGCGCCAGCAGCGCCAGTTGCGCCAACCAATCCTGCGACTGCAAAATTCCAAATGTTGTAAGTTCCAGCGCCGCCAACTGTGTCGACATTGATTGTCATTGACGAACTAGAGATGGAAGTGATGACGCCTTCCATGTAGTTCGTTGGCGTGACTGTGTAGATAGCGCGAACGCGTTGTCCTGCTAAATAAGCGCCTTGGCCAGCAACCAAAGAAAATGTCTGCGATCCCGTTCCCATAAGTAGGGAAGTCAGGGAAGCAATGCCTGAGTATCCGGTTCCTGTCGCACCAGTTGGACCAGTTGCACCCGTCGCACCTGTGGCTCCAGTTGCACCAGCGGCTCCAGCTGCGCCAGAAGCACCGGCAGCGCCAGAAGCACCTGCGGGACCTGATGCGCCACTTGGACCAGTTGCGCCAGTTGCGCCATTGGCTCCGTTAGCGCCTGAAGCACCTGCGGGACCTGTGGCTCCGGTGACACCTGCTAAACCTGTCGCACCCGTCGCACCAGTTGGACCAGTTTGACCGATTGGACCTGTAGCACCAGTTTGGCCGATTGGACCAGTTGCGCCTGTGGCTCCGATTGGACCAGTTGCGCCAACTGCGCCGACAGCGCCATCGAGGTTGACTGTCCAAGATGAATAAGTTCCAGACCCAACGCTTTGGGTTACTGTGAGAACGAGAGCGCCAGTTCCAGAGTTGTAGCTCGAGACATTTCCGATGAAGTATTCGGAAGTCGAGTAAGCAACGATCGCTGTTTGCTGGACGGAATAGTTTAGACCAGTTCCGACGGTGACTGTCTGCGATCCTGAAACTGGAAGTGTGAAAGATGTTGTCGATGTGGTTTGGTACTTATTGCCAGCCAAACCTGATGGACCAGTTGCGCCAGTCTGTCCAATTGGACCTGTGACACCAGTTGCTCCAGTTGGACCAGTTGCTCCGGTTACGCCGACGGGACCAGTTGCGCCTGTTGGACCAGTTGGACCTGTCGATCCGGTTGGACCAGTCGCTCCGGTAGCGCCTACGCCACCAGTTGCACCTGTGCCACCAGTTGAGCCTGTGCCGCCAGTTCCACCAGTTCCACCTGTGGCTCCAACGGGTCCAGTTGGACCTGTGGCGCCCGTAGGTCCAGGAGTGAGGGAAATATTCGTGATCGAAGTTTCGATGGCTGAAAGACGCCCTGAAACCGTTGTATGGGTGGTCTGAGGGTTGGTTCCAAGCGTTGTCTCAATGGCGTTGATCGCATCGTTTGCGTTCGCGTGTTGAGTGTGGTGGGGAACCGTTGCGGAGTCAAGGGTATCCGTTGCCTGTGGGTCGACGAAGTTGTCGATTCCGTTAGGATACGAAGATGTCACATTGACTCCTTAGAAGTAGGGGCGACAGAGCAGGGTCGCCAGGGGGTAACGTCTTACTCTGCCGCTTTGTTCTTGATCGCGTATTCGCGAAATGGTGTGTGGTGTCTATTATCCAGCCAGAATTCCTTGCGGTGGGCAAGAATGGCTGATGTGTTGCAGTAAATCGAAATCCCTAGCGATTTCAAACGCTTGGAAAAGAGTAAATCCTCACCGAACCAAGTGCCGTTGATTGGTCCATCGACGAACCATGCCCAGTCTTTGCCTTGATGTTCTGTGGCTTTTTCTTGCAGCTCGAGAATGACCGAGCGATGAATTAGAAGACATCCGGTGCCAGTTGCGTCAACCTGGATGATTTCGTTGAGTGGGTAATCCTCAATCGGTTGCAATCCGTAGTTCTCGACATCGCGATAGATCGTCGGAACTGGACGAAGTTGGTCGTTGTCCTCAAAGAAGGCAGCGAAGACCAAGGCTGAGACGACTTTGCGCTCGCCGTTGGCGGTGTTGACCAAAGCGTCGAAACTCTGTAAGTCCATGCGTTCATCTGCGTCCATCATCAAGAGCCATTGAGCGTCTGACTGCTCGAGAAAATTCTTGATCAAGACATTGCGTGAACGGGTAATCAAACCAATGTTGGCGACCTGAATGAATGAATCGAATTGAGGCCGAAGTTTAGCGATGTGAAGAAGGTCGATGACAAGTTGGGAATTGATCTTCCCGTCGTTGATCATGCCAATTGCGATCTTGTCGGTTTTCTTCATCGGGTTTCCGCTTCAGGTGTGGCAGATGCGTTCTCGCGTTCTTTTTTCTCGAAATCTAATTCGAAGATCAGTTCGTCGAGCTTCTCGATGCCTTTGTTTTGAATAATCTCACGTGCGGATTTGAGACCTTCAAGGAATAGCGATGTTGTCATAGTTCCCCCATGTTGTAGTGCGCTGAAGCGCTGACTCTACCCGAAGGCAGAGCCAGCGTCATCAGCTTCCGGTTAGAAACCGGTTGGAGCGACTGTTCCTGTGCCTGAGATTGTAGACACAGCCTTGTTGAAACGGTGTGCAAGAGCTGCATATCCGTAGACCTGGAAACGAACTGTGAGGTTCGCTGATAGGACGTCTGGAAGTACGCGAGTCTTAACGCCTGACTCGAATAGGTAAGAATCTGAGAACTTACCAACGAGGATTGGGCTTTGGTTGGTGCTTGAACCGTAGTTCTTTGGAAGTGTTGCATCGACATAAACTGGAACGCCGTGAATTGTACCGACGAGGCCAGCAGACTGTCCTGGATCCTTCACAACACCGTTGGCGTTGAATGGACCAGCGCCGGTTGGAACGATCAATGGACGTGATGCTGAGTCAGTCTGAGCTGTGAGCCAGTACCAAACAGATGGGTTCATGACGATAGCTTCGACTGGCTTGTAACGGTTGTTTACAACTTGGCTGATCGCTTGAGCGATTGCTGTCATTCCGCCAACTGCTGTTGGTGTGGTTTGAGTCCAAGTTGTTGGGATGCCGTTTGTTGTGTCTGCACCAAGGTTGATGAAGCCACGAAGGGTTCCAGATGAACCTGTGCCGTTACCTGCAACTGCTGCGTTGAGCTGTGTTGCGTAGTCAGCCATCAAGTCACCGAAGACCATGCGATCTAGGCCACCAGCGAGAGGTGATTGCTCAACCAACTGGATCGATACATTCTCGTAACCAGAGATTGTGCGAACTGGTGCTGTGACTGTTGCTGTCTGCATGTCACGAATTGTTGTTGCTGTGTTATCTGGGTTCTGGAATCCTGTGAGGGAACCGAGATTGATTTGTGGGATGTTGATGCTGTCTGTACCAGCTGGCAATGCCATCTTGGTGGTGAGGTCAGCAATAACGCGTTGCGCACGAGCGTACTCTGCGTACTCGTTGATTAGGTAGATAGGTGGAACGAAATCACCAGCGCCACCAGCGGTCAAGCCGATGTCACGAGTTTCAACTGCAACTTCTTGAGCGTGGCGGTTTAGGCGCTCCCATGAAGATGAATCGTTGCGAAGTTGTGCGCCGATCATGTCGCGAACGAACGAATTGCGTCCATCCTTGTCATAGGTCATTGCTTCGCGTGTGATTGTTGCGGCAGATCCGAAGACCTTCACGCCTGCTTCTTTGCGAGATTCTGCGATTTCAGCTGAGCGAGCTTCTACTGCTTCAGCCTTTGCAATGCGCTCATCGAGAGCTGCAATCTCGTCATGCTTTGCGGAAACTGTGTCCAATGCTTCTGCTGTAACGTCGTCAGCGGCAAGAACTGCCTCTGCTTCTGCTACTGCTACATCGCGAGTTTCCTTGAGTTTTGCTACTAGAGACACTTAGGTCTCCTCTCATGGATTGGGGTAGATGAATACCGTCGGGGCAGAAGCGCCGAGGGTTAAGCCTTGCGCTTTTGGCGTAAGGAATACTGGTTGAATTTGAGAGCCAGACGACGCTTCTCGAAATCGAGGTCGCTGATAACTTCTTCCGCGCTGCGAGCGCCGAGTGAAGTTGAGTCGTAGGCTGGCCAAGTTACTGCTGAAACCTCAAATAGATCGAGATCGGTGAGTGTGCGCAGTCCGTTTTCTTTTGTCTGTCCATCTGGACCAACGGTAAAAGCAAATGACATTTTGTTGACATCTCCGCGTTGGACTGCTGACATCAATTCTTGAGCGCGTGGATTCTTAGGATCCAAATCAGCTTCGATAGCAAGGCCGGTTGCGTCTTCTGAAAGACGAAGTGTGCCTGATTGTGTCGAAGCGAGGGGAAGTGACTCGGTGTCGTGGTTAACGAGCAAGAACACCGGCTCACCAGATTGAAGCGTGCGAGTAAATGCGCCAGGCGCGATCATTTCGCGAAAGTTGAGTCCTGTCGCTTCGCTGTTAAAGGTTGCGGCATAGCCAGCGAGTTTGAAATTGCCGTCGTCGCCTGTAACTGCACGCAATTCGGTCTGCATGGTGATGCGTTCGGCGGTACGGATGGCGGTCTTTCGTTCTTCGACCATAGATGAATCAGCGCTCCTTGGGGATGGAAGTGGCTTGGTGATGGTGAGGTAATTGCTGCGATGAACATTCACCTGGTCACTTGCGACCCAACCGTTGCCTTGCTCACGATAAACGCGAACATGGAACGCAGGATTGTCTGGTGTGCCTTCGATGGAATATCCGTCGCTTGATGTTGCGGTTCCACCTGTGACAACTTTTTCAACTTTGCCGCGAGCGCGGCCGTTAGATGTTGGCCATGATACGAAAGTGCCTTCGCCGATGCGAGCAGCAGCAGCGCGATCCTCAAAAGGCGCTTTGATGTCTGCGTCATCGAACTTCTTGGCCATTGCTTCGTAATAAGCCTCAACTTTGGTCTTGATTTCTGCAATATCTGAATCCGGAATATCAACTCCACCACGAGCGCCGTTGAGAACGCCGGCAACTGCAAAGATTGCGCGGGGAACGGCGGTCAACTTTCCGTCGATGATGTCTGCGAATTGGAGTTTGTAACTTCCGAGCTTGTCCTTGGCTGTCTCATCGACATAGAAAAACGCTTCCCCGTACTTGTCCCAGTCGCCATCAGCCCATGCTTGAACGCGCTTGTCGGCTTCTGAAGCATCCCAAGCAACATCACGATCTGCGATTGGCAATTCGCTTGCGCCGGTAGCAGCGCGGATGACTGCTGGTTCGTCTACTTGCTGAGGAAGAATCGCTGCTGCTTCGGTCTCTGTCTCTCCGTCGGTGTCATCGTCTGGGTCAGTAAGACCGAGGGCATCGATAACCGGATCGAGAGCAAGATCGGCGGCACAGATCAGGTAGTAAGCCTGAGCGATGATCGGATCTTGGTCCATGATGCTTGCGAGAAGCGCTTGAGCCGCATCGATTGACGCGTCTGCTGCCATCACTCCGTTGAGAGGATTGCCGTCGCGTGTTTCACTCATGTTTGAGCCTTTCGTAAGTTGTGCGGCACGCTTTTCCAACGACGCCGAGATTTTGTCTGCCCATTGGCGACCATTTTCCCCTTGCCAAGATTGGCGAATTTCTAAAACTTGCTCGATGGTGACTGCTTTGCTGACATCGATGGAGTTTGCCTTGGCTTCCAATTGGACTGCCTTCGGTGCGCGGAAAGTTTCAGACATTAGTCGATCACTCCCATGATAGGCAGTTGTTCATCGCCATCAGTTCCGAGCGATGGCATCAAGCCGCCAGCGGTGATGTTGCCAGCAAGACCTTGGTTGAATACGTCGCCGCCTTCGTAGGACTCGTAACCTTCGAGTGTGCGAACTTCGTTTGGCGTCTTTGCGCCCATTGCGATGTGCAAAGCGTTGACCTTGGCGCGTGAAAGTGCATCTGCGCGGAGTAGGTGGGAAGTGTCGAAAATGACGTCTGTGCCTTCTGGAAGCAAATCCGAAAACGCAGTTTCCAAACGACGCAACCAAGGCATGATTGTGTGGTTGAGGAAGTTGAGCGATGCTTGCTCGACGTTGGCATAGGTCTGATTATCGCCAGAAGCCATGATTAGGTGTGACGGAATACGAAAAACGCGTGCGATGTCGCGAACAAGTTGCTCGCGGGTTGCGATCATTTCGTTGTCGGCTGCCGATGTGGTGATTGGCTTCCACTTCAAGCCGTCTGAAAGAACTGATGGCAAACGATGTTGGCGATGTGTGCGCATGAAGGTGTCGCGGATTGTCGCGGCTTGCTCACGAGTCAACTTCTGATCTGTCTCAAGGACTGAGGATGGGGTTCCGCCTTCGCCGTAGAACTGGGCGATGTGACGATCCATAGCGAGCGCGATACCAATCAAGTTGCGGTTCTGGATCATTGGCGAAACGCCAACCAAAGATTGTGGTGGTGTGAACCAACGGATGTGAAGGATTTCATCGTGGTCGATTTCGTTACCAAGGTGTAAATACTTGCGGCCGATCTGATCGCCGGTTGGTAGAACTTGCATCTGGTAAGGATGAAGCGGGACTAGACCGATGGCGTTGCCGCGACGATCTTGGTCGATGTGGATGTAGGCATTGCCGTGCATAGCCAGCGAAGCCATTGTCTGATGAATCAATTCAAAAAGGTTTGACTCTGGGTCTGGGTTCTTCATGATGTCCGGCAACTCGACATTGATGCGCTTGCCATCGACGATCTTGTAAGCACGCATCGGAAGTGATGCGACGGTGTCAGCCAGTAGGGACACGCACCCGAGGACTGCTGAGATTCCTAGCGCTGACCATTCATCAATGCGCTCGCCAGCTGATGACGTGATATTCGTCTGGCCATAGAGCTGCGAGAGAGGTGCGACGTAGTTGTTGAACTGTGGATAACGACCAACAATTCCGCGAGTAAAGATGCTCATTCAGAAACCACCGAACGGGTTGCGAAGTAGGACAGGGCAAGGGTTGCGATTCCGCTGACGATGAAACCAGCGGGAACGTTGAGAAGGAAAACTCCGGTGACGATCAATGCAGCGCCAGCGATTTCAACGAGGGTCGAGATGATCTCAAAGATTTTTGGGGACATCGTAGATCGTCTCCTTTTCGTCTAGTGTGGAAAGGTCGAAGGCTGCTGGTAGGTAATCACCTTGGCCATGCCACCAGGTAGCACGTTCCAAAGCCATGACGGACGCAACTGCCAAGTCGATGCGACGGGTTGATCCGCGCTTCTCTTTGGCTAATCGTGAACCACGTTGGTCCACACGCAAGGTTGCGTTGCCGATGTGACGCTCCAATTTTGGATCGCCGTTGTGTGTGAGTTGATTATTGACGACTGCCTCATAGAAGCGGGTCGTCGCTGGTGTCATGCGACTTGCTGTTTGCGGGAAGGTAACAATCGGCAAACCTTCGTCCTCAAGGACTTGGAAGGTTCGCGCCCATCGATACGGGTCGCACGCAATTTCGACGACGTCGTATTTCTTGCACGCTTCGCGGATGGCTTCTTCAACTTCGAGGATAGGGACTTGCCAATCTGCCCCCGCTTCTTCCGGCTTCTCCCAAGTGTGGAGAGGGACGATGTGGGGAACTTCTGTGCAGGTAACTGCAACGATAACGGTGCAATCACCGTTGAACGAGCCGTCAAAACCAATGACGATTTTGTCTTCTGGTTCAAGCTCTTGGTCGGAGTAGCAAGCAGGCCACGCTCCATGAGGTAGCCACGCATCGGATGTTGAAGTCCAGATGTTGAGTCGCTTAGTTTTGAATTCTGCTTCTGGAGTTCTAAGGACAGCGCTTGCAAAATCGTCTTTGGCAACAATGTCATCGAAACCAGGATTTGCAGATTCCCATGCACTCGAATCACGAAAATCAAATGATGGATCTGATTCCCACCATGCGAAGAAAAAGCTCGGATCAATAACTTCACCAGACGCCACCCTTTTGCCGTATTCGTAAAGTTGATAGCAGAGTGAATCTTTGCCAGTCGGATCGACTTTCACTCCGGCAGTTGTAATCGCTACCAGTAAAGGTTCGCGACGTGCGCCCATCGCCAGCGACATAACGTCGAACAATTCGCGATTGGGTTGTGCGTGTAATTCATCGAAGGCCACGAATGTTGGCGAGAGACCTTCTTTGGTAAATGCTTCGGCAGATAGCGCCCGATAGACCGAACCGGTCTTTGGATTGTAGATGGCGTCTCGATATACGTCGAGAATCTCTGAAAGTTCGGGCTGCATCTCCACCATGCGCTTGGCAGTACCAAACACAATTTTCGCTTGTTCTTTTTCAGCAGCGCACGAGTAAGTTTCGCCGCCATTGGGACCCAGAACGAGATGCTCCAATGCAAGTGCTGACAGCCACGCCGACTTTCCATTCTTGCGAGGAAGGCCGATCAGTGCTGTTTTATGCTTCAGCGTTTTATCCGGCTTCTCAGCGAATAGTGCGCGAGTCAATTCCTTTTGCCAACCACGAAAGACCAGCGGTTCACCAGCTGCGCCAGCGACTGAGTCCTTGGTGATCGAGCAAAGTGCTTCGCTGAAATCAACGATGTTCTCGCCACGCGACTTCTTCAATTCAGCTGGCGTCAATGGTGAGACGTAACGCGGTGGCCAACCTTTGATCCCCTGGGCTTTTGCCATTACTTCCGACTCTCTCGTTTCGCGAGAAGTTTGTCGATAGCGCTGACGCGCTGGACTTCCGCAACGCCGAGCCTAGACCGTGAGACTGGGTCGAAGCCGAGGGACGCGAGGGAATCTGTGAACGCTTTGTTGACGGCCACGTAGGCGCGGGCGTCTGCCGCTTCGAGGGTCGCCATGTATTTGGTTCGGGCGGCGGCTACAACGTCGGCAAGTTTGGCGGCGTTCTCGATGGCGTCGCGGTCGGATTGTGGGGAAAGCCAAGTGATCGCATGATCCCAAGCACGATTCCAAAGTTCGATGCCGTCCTTGCCGAGCATTGCTGGCGGTTCTGGCGTGTTGTCTGCCATTGGTAAAACTGAGACAACGGAAAGTTCTGGAAGTTGTCGGCCGCCTGTGTCGCGTCCGGCTGCTCGGCCTGTGGCGCGCTTGATCTCAACTGGTTTCGGTGGTCTTCCCATATCAAAATCTTATCCTAGTTTTCGATTCGCTCATTTTGAGCGTGTGTGAAAAAGAC